AGAGATACGGGATAGAGGTTATACCCACGCTTAGTTGGGGTGACGCAGATACTTTTGACTTTGCTTTTGAAGGCTTACCGGTTAATAGTGTTGTGAGTGTATCGACCGTTGGCGTACTAAACGACAGCGAGAGCCTAGCAATTTGGAAAGCTGGCATGGACGAAGCTATTAGACGATTAAAGCCAAGCGCAGTTGTTGTGTATGGCAATGATATTGACTATGACTTTGGGGATACTAAGGTGGTATACTTTAAGAGTAATACGCAAGAACGGTTTAGAAACATGAAAGGTGGTGAATAATGATGAAAGCAGATGAATTGAAAAAGCTATTCAAGACCAATAGCATGGTTACGGCCGGAAAAGACCTGGTGCTTTATGACGACTTGGAACTGTATAACGTAGTGACCGGAGAAACAAAGCAATTCAAGACGCTAGATGAAGCGGTTGAAGAACTAGGCGAGGACTTAACGCCGATTGATGATGAACTGAACGGCGGTAGAGGACAGAGAAGCAACCGAGGTAAGAGAGGGGAGCCAAAAGGTTCCCCTTCTAAAAGTTATTATGAACTACCAAGCGCCCTATGGAATAACCAAGGGCGCTTTTCTAGTACAGAAAAAACGATTGATGATTTTACAAAACAACACGCAAAAAGCCCTATTGAGTATTCACTTACTATCGACAATCAAGGGTTTGTACACGCGTATAATGCGGGCAACAAAGGAAGCGTGGCAGTAACCAAAACCGACCGAGCAAAGGGCGGGGCAACAATTATTCATAACCACCCAAACGGTAGCAGTTTCTCTGATGCAGACTTAAGAGTTTTTGCGAAAAACAAGAACATAAACACCATGATTGCTACTAACCCCGACGGCAAGACGCATCGTATAACTAAAGAAAAAAACTTCAACCCTAAAGGGTTTGATAAATTCGCTAGGTACGCAACAAACGTTGCTTGGTTTGGTGGGTCAACAGCGCAATACAATAAGTCACTGGCGCGCGTCTTAAACGCTAGTGCTAAAGAATATGGCTTTAAGTATGAATACAGATAGAACGGGCGCTTAGACGCCTATTTTTTATGCAGAAAAGAGGTAAGAAGGTGAGGCGACTTGACGAGTGAAAACTTGATACCGACTAATAGGCGAACCAAAGAAGAAGCAAGAGAAATAAGCAGAAAAGGTGGCAAGGCTAGCGGAGAAGCGAGACGCCGAAAAGCCGACTTGAAAAAGGCGCTTAAAACAGTGCTAGAAGCTGACGTACATAGCGACAAGGTAGCCGAGCAGTTAGAGAACATGGGCTTTGACAACAGCAACTTAATGGCTATGGTATTTGCGCAGATGCAACAAGCGCAGAAAGGCAATGTAAGAGCCTTTGAAGCTATATCCAAGGTCATGGGCGTAGAGAAAGACGAACTGGACCGCAAGGAACAACGGCAACGCATCAAGGCGCTGGAGTTGGAACTAGCCGAGAAGAAGAAGCGCTTAGAAGCACTAGAGCAAGCAACGGCTGGCCTGAACATTGAAATCGTGCCTATCCCGGAGGTGACGGAAGATGACACAGGCGGTTAAGGTAGACCTTACCAAGGAAATCAACCCGAACTTTTATGAGGTATGGAACAGCAAGAAGCCTAATAAAGTGCTTAAAGGTGGCCGGAACTCTTTCAAGTCGTCAGTGATTGCTATTAAGCTGGCCTATGACATGCTAATGGTGATTAAAGACGGGGGCAAGGCCAACACGGTAGTTATCCGTAAGGTGGCTAACACTATCCGCGATAGCGTGTTTCTCAAGATACAATGGGCCTTGGGTAAGTTTGGGGTACTGAACCAATTCAAAACAACGGTAAGCCCCTTCAAGATAGAGCATCTACCGACAGGGAGCGCCTTTTACTTCTATGGGCTGGACGACTTCCAAAAACTCAAGTCTAACGACATTGGCAACGTGCTTGCCGTATGGTACGAGGAAAGCGCGGAGTTTAACGGCTTTGAGGAGTTCGACCAAACAAACGGCACCTTTGCCCGGCAGGTCTACCCGCCAAAAGGCTATGTTGATTTTTGGTGGAGCTATAACCCGCCTAGGAACCCTTATAACTGGATAAATGAATGGAGCGCCCAAGTCAAGGACGCGCCAAACTATCTAGTGCACTCTAGCAGTTACTTAGACGACATTCTAGGTTTTGTAACCCCGCAGATGCTGGAGGACATAGAGCGGATAAAGAACACCGACTATGACTATTACCGGTATCTATACCTTGGGGAAGCGGTAGGCCTTGGCTTAAACGTGTATAACTTTAGCTTGTTTAAGAAGGTTGACGCGATACCGGACGGTGAACGATTGCTATATCTCTTGTTTGCAGTCGATGCCGGGCACCAGCAAAGCGCGACAGCTTGCCTATGCCTTGGCGTAACAAACAAGGGGAACCTTTACTTACTGGACACCTATTATTACAGTCCGCGCGGTAAGGTTAACAAGAAGGCGCCTAGTGACCTATCTAAGGACTTACAGGACTTTGAAAGGGACATGCTAAGGCGTTACCCTTACCCGGTCAGAAAGCGCACGATAGATAGCGCAGAGGGTGCCTTGAGAAACCAAATCTATAAAGACTATGGCACGCGTTGGAACCCGGTTAACAAGAAGACTAAGGCGACCATGACAGACTATGTATGTTCATTGCTGGCTAATGGCCGGCTATTTTATTTGGACACGCCAAACAACAAGATATTTGAGACAGAGCACCGCAACTACCGTTGGGAAGAACGGACTATATCGAGCGACAAGCCGGAAGTAGTCAAAGAGGACGACCACACTTGCGACGCTTTACAGTACGCGGTCATGGATAACTTGAGAGACTTAGGCCTTAAGTATTAGGAGGTGATAAGGTGACGATATGGCAAAGAATTAAGAATTTATTTAAGCGAGGTGGTTATAACTTGACGACAATAGGGCAAGATTATTCAAGTGTGTTCGAACACCCTAAGATTAGCTTTGACCGGCGGGAGTTTGACCGCATCAGGAACAGCTTAAGAGTGTATGCCGGGCGCTATGATGATGTGAAGTATATCAACAGCAAAGGCAAAGAAAAGACGCGCAAGTTTCAGTACCTAAATATGATGAAAGAGGTCACGCGGATATTATCCGGGGTTCTCTTTAATGAGCAGTGTATTGTACGCATTGACAGCGAACTAGACAGAGCGCAGAACAAGGACGCGCAGAACAAGTTAGCTGATGCCGACGAGTTTATCAATCAAGTATTCAATCATAACAAGTTTCATAAGAACTTTAGCAGATACCTGGAGCCAATGCTTGCAGGTGGTGGCTTGGCGGTACGGCCGTACTTTGACACGGAGACACAGCAGATTGAATTTGCTTGGTGTATGCCGGATACCTTTATCCCGTTGCACAGCAACAGCAA